GGAAACATTCACGAACACCCAAACTTATTAAAATAATGAAAAAACAAATCACAGAAAAATATGCTTTAATGAAGCATAAGACAGCAATATTAAAAGTTATTGCAAATAAAACTAAAACATCGTTCGGGCAAGTTAGGCAAAGATGGTTTAATTCTAAATTAGACAATCCAATACCAGAAGATCATTTTTATAAAATATTAGAAATAATCGATAGGCAGTTGCTGTTTGAGGCGGTAGAGAAAAAACATTATGAATCATTTGAAGAGTAACGTTGAGCATAACTCTAGTTAGGGACTTAAAAAGCCTAACTTATCAGATAAAAACTAATATTCACAAACACAAAAAATTAATTAAATTAATAACTAAGCCGAAAATCCCGCATAATTGCTGTTATGTAATCGGTTTTTAAAATAACACAAAATGGATTTAGAACAAAAAATAGAAAATGCAATATTAAATGATGGTGGAGTTCTTAAAGGAGCTGTTAACGAAATAATTGTAGTAGCCGAAATATTCGCTATTGAATTTGCATTATGGAAAGAAACAATTATGCAAGATGATGATGGATTGTATTTTTCAGAAAGTAGAGCGCAGGTTTCAAGAAAAAATCCTGTAGATATTAATGGATTATTAGAGGTTTTTAAACGCATACGTTCTGAAACTGTTGCATAACGGTCTTCGGCTTGCTCGTCGTTGTGGCGAGTGAGAAACAATATTAACAAAAATAAACTAAACTTTAAATTATGTCTAAAAATTCAAACACAGACCCAAAGCCACAATGCGTGCAAACCGATGTTAGCAAATCGGTTTTGTGCAGGATTTATGAGGATATGGAGCATTACAAAGAGTATCTGAAATTAAGAATAGATATTATCGCAAACAATCCAAACCGATGGTTAAACACAGGAAGATTACAGTTGCCAACTTTTGAATATTATCTTGAAAATTGTGTAAAAGATAAAGGCGGTAAATATGATTTTACAAAAAGAAATTACTCAACTCCGGCACAAGTATTAGAACCGATTAGTTTTCATTCTCAAAATAAATATGCAATGAACTCTAAAAGACTTTACCGAAGCATTATTCACTCAATGTGGATGGGGACGGCTTTCAATTACGAAACGGTTGTTGAAACTGTTTGCTAACGTTCCCGTGCTTGGTGCAGTGCGGGCTAAAAATGCACCAATTTTCAATTAATAACAAAACATAACAAAGATGCAAGATATTAAAATTAAAGACCAAACCCCGCATTGCTCCAAACACGTGTTACCGCTAGTTGTGGGTGGTTTAACGATAACGTGTGAGGATAATATGGAGTTAATGAGCCGTTATCCAGATAATTACTTTGATTTAGCTATTGTTGACCCGCCTTATGGAATTGGAATGGATGGTAATGCTAATTGGAGTGGTTCAAAACATAAAGTAAAAGATTGGGATAATGAAACACCAAGTATTGAATATTTTATGGAATTACAAAGAGTTTCAAAAAATCAAATCATTTGGGGGGCAAATCATTTTATTTCTAAAATACCATTTGATAGTAAATGTTGGTTAATTTGGGATAAAAAAAATGATGGTTTTTCGTTTGCTGATGGAGAAATGGCTTGGACTTCATTTGATACTGCTGTAAGGTTTTTTAGATACCACAGAGGACAGCAAACGGATAAAAGAATACACCCAACTCAAAAACCTACTCAGCTGTATAAATGGATTTTAAAAAACTATGCAAAAGAAGGATTTAAAATAATTGATACACATCTTGGTTCTGGAAGTCACGCAATAGCTATTGAAGAAATGAACAGATTTGAAAAAATGAACTTAACATTAACCGCTTGTGAAATTGACAAAGAATATTTTACAGATACAAAACAAAGAATTATCAACCACGTTGCTCAACAATCGCTCTTTTGAAAACGATACGAGCAATTAGCGGTAACGGTACTCGGCTATATTTCAGTGCCGAATTAAATAGTAGAAACTTTAAATTATAAATAAAATGAGTAAAGAAAAACAGAGTATTGATAAAGCACAATCTTCGGCATTGAATATAGCCGATGTTATGGGCTGGCGATTCGTTAAGGATAACGAGGAAAATTTAAAAGCTATGCCTAATGACAGAGATTTTGAGGTGCTATTTGATGATGGAACAATATTGAATTTCAGTGATGAAAATTTTCCATTTGCTGAAATTATTGCGTGGCGAGAAATCGCTTGCCCATAACTAGCTACTACGCGCCACATAATATGTAAAAGCATTATGAATAAAGGATTTGAATATAACGGAAAAAAGTATATCTGGCATAAAAAAGAACTTTATAGGTTACCATTTGAAAGCCATAAACGATACTTTGGAGTTCTGAAGTGCGCTAAATGGGAAGATAAAGGATTTATGCTGGGTATGCAAAGAAAGTCGTTCAGTCAGCTTGAATCAATGACTGTCGATGTTTATTGGTCACTTCCAATTGTAACGCATAAAGACACGCCGTTTTGAGTAAAAAAAGCCGAACATTTATGAACGGCTTAGTTTTAAAAAGTGTTACTCAAATGCAACGTGCTTCAATTTGAAAAGTTATAAAAGATTCGTACCCCTTTATACTTTTTCAAAGATAGTAAATTATTTGATTTCGAAGTGCATCCAATCATAATTCTTTTCTACGCCCAAAGAAATAAATCCGTGCTTGTAAAAAATATCAATCATTGGTTTATATTCTGTACGTGCAAATCTTGCTGTTTTACTAGTTTCTTTCAACTTGTTTCGTGCTGGGTCTAGGTCAATTGCAATTCCCCATGCGTGCATTGAGTAAGACGTGCCACCGCGCATTTTTCGGAAATTAAAACAACCTCCAAATAGATCAATTCCTAATTCTTTGATTTTATCGTAACCGTAAACAGCGAGTAATTCAGTAAATACTGCCTTAAAATTTTCGGCAACCGATTTATGGCATCGCATCTTTTTAACAGTTGTCTTTGTGTCCCAAGCTATGCGCATTGGGTATGGTAGTTCGATTGTTGTTAGGTATGTACCAGCTTCATTTGGCGTTCCAAATCGTTTAATTGCTTCTTGTGTTGTCATAAATTTTTCTTTAAAAATACAAAAAGCGATTCGTATGAACCGCCTTTCGTGTACCTAAAACAAAAAATAAACTTAAGAGTTGTAAATATACGAATTTATTTCACGACCTTACCACCTCGCATCGTAACTTCATGGAATACTTCTTTCGGCGTTAACTGAATTTCTGGAAGTCCAATAACATAAGCCGTGCCTTCAGAACAATAAACGCGCGTCAATTCGTTTTCGCGCTCATTCCAGTCATCCTTTTGAACTTTGCGAAACTTGTTAAGCAAGCGAGTAATAAGTCGTTTAGGTTGTCTAAAAGCAAGACTTTCGAAGTCGTAACCTTTACCGACGATTTCAATTTCACGCGCTAAACATTCTGCATGGTTTAAGCCATCCAATCGCATCGCGATAAAGTCATAGTTATATTTTTCTTTCCAAGCGTCAAAAGGCTTCATTTGATAGCCATCAATTTGCGCGTCTAGGACGTATAACTTTCCTTTATGTGAACGAACGTGAGCGGTGTGGGAAAACTCACTATTAGTAACCGTCTGAATGGCTTTTGAAAGTTTTGTATCTCTCGAACAAAACAATATGTCGAAATCTTGCAAGATCATTTCTGTACTTTTTGCGCGTGATAAAATGCCTTACCACCGAATACGATTGAGCCAACTGTTAACGCTACTATTCCAATAGGATTTGCGACTAGTCCAAGGCTTAAAATGGTAGCACACGTTGCGCCTATTACGGTTGCTAGTTGTCCGTTCTTTTTGTCTTTACGTGGCGTTCGTGCCTTAATTCTTTCGATAATTTTCATCTTTTCAATGTTTGAATTTCTTGTTTCGTTTTTATTTCAGTAACTAATATTGTTAGCGACTGTGTTGATTTAGACATCTCCTCTAGTATCCTATCCTGTTTCTCGTTATGCTTTTGATGGTCTTCGTGACGTTTATCATTTTGCTTTAACATCTGATTCCAGATATACAGTAAAAGCACAATAATTAATGAAAATGCAGTTGCGACAATTGTCAACGGCAACCAATATCCATGCGATGCGCTTTCAACTATTTTTCTCAACTCTTCTGTTTGCTCCATGTGTTTGATGTAATAATGAATGCAACACCCACGGTAAATGCGATCATAAATTTAATGTAATAAAACTCGTTATCAACTGAATTAAATACCTCTGTTGGGAATCTGAAATTCATTATCTCAAAAATTAATCCAGCGAAACACCAACCACCAATCAATGAAGAAATCGTTCTTAATGGCTTGAATAACGCTTTAAAAACAAAAGGTATTGAAATACCTAGAAATGCTAGTAATAGATATAAAATCACATTGTAAATATTATCAAAATAAATTGTTCCACGGCAAAGTGGTGGCACTAAATTTAATAAGCACAACATGAAAACGATTATGGTGGCGAAATGGTTCAATCACGTGGTTTTTTAGGGCGCATAATAGGTCCGCCGTTAGAAGCTGAAACAAACTCAATGCATGTAACCAATCCAGATTGGCTTTCATTATAAGTAATGTTAAACGTTTCCGTTATCGGTTCACCCGTTGCATCTGGATAAGTAAGTGTTAATTCTAGGTTTTTCATGATATTTATTTTTGCTAATTTACTAATTATTTTATATTGTTACGTAAACGTTTCCACTAGCCACGCAAGTTGCTGGATTTGTTACCCAAGTAGGGCAAACAAGTTTAATTTCCCACGTGTCGTTAACCGCTAAATTTATTGATAGAGAATCGTTGTAAAAAATCCTATCATTCGCCGTACTTGCTACCGTTGCAATTAAATAGTCGGTTGTGTTATTTACCCGAATGTACATCGACCAACTTTCAGCCGTACCAGCCGTACCACTTGAAATTGTAATGTCTGCAACGGTTATAATTTGAGCAACACGCGCTGTTTGCAAGTTTCTATTTGCTGTGGTTAACATTCCACGCGGTGCGTTTCCGAAATATTGCGTTGATGCATCAGCTGGACTTGTGCTTGTTGCTTGTACGAATACAGGTAACTGCCTTTTTACTTGACCTAATGGTATTTTTTTACTTGACTGCATTACGATTGAATTTCACGAAGTTTGAGAATACTATTTAAATTCATGGTTATGTCGTTGCCTGTCGCATTTGCATCTTGCACCCACACTTCAATTCTGTCATTTTCATTTAAAACAATATTCTTTGAAATCAATGAAACGCTTTCCGTGGTATCTGCAAACAAACCTCCATTAGTTGTGAATGTAAGTTGTGATATATTCACGTATGCACTTAATGAATTATCCCATTGTCTAATTGTTAGCGTATATTCTCCATTGGAAACGCCTGTAAACCCACCGTTAAAAACCGCTTCGACTACAATTTCCTTTGTAGATAAAGAAACAAACGCGTTATTTCCACTAGATGAAAACCAACTTAAATCGTAATAAACTGTTGTTCCCGCTACTTTCGCAATCGTGCCACCTGTTAAGGCTGTATTTGCACTTGCTGATACATTCCAATAACCACCAATGTAAGTATTCGGTAAGCCACGTGAACGAGAAACACGAACCTTTGTAGATGTTGTCGCTATATTTGGTAATACTGTGCCTGTTGAAAGCGTTGGGTTAAAGTCTGCATTTGTGAATTGCAACCCTTCATCGGTCAATACGTTACCAACTGCGAAATCACAGAAAGTTGCACCCGTTGGAATAACCGCGTTTACATCGGTTAAAAATCTACCATTGAAAGTAAATCCTGTTCCGGCTTTCCAAAATGAATACGCGCCACTTGTACCACGAATAATCGCAGTTGATAGTCGAAATCCTTGCCAAACGCCCTTAAATTCATAGGTTGGCGTTCCTCCAAAGTAACCTAGATTAACACCTAATCCTTGACGGTAATTGTCTAATGTTCCAATCTTTGTACAACTATTAAAATTGCACTCTTCCATTTCAACCGCTTCATTTCCTGTTTGGCTTTTAATGTCGAATACTTGCGAGTTCGTACCACTTGCTTGAAACGCTACTTTTGTTGACGTAAAATTCCCCGTAGCTAAACCACTAAACATTGTGAAATTATTTGATGTCGCAACTAACTGTGAAATATCTGTACCGTAACCATTCAATCGAATATTAACACCCGTTGGAATTGTGATAGGATTTGAAATAGTTACAATGCCTGTGATAAAATATTCTTTACCACTCTGCAATGTTCCAAAATCCGATTCTTGTGAAATGTAAATACGGTTAACGATTAAATCCTGTTTGGCATTTAGTAAATTATCTGTTTCCGATTGTGTGTAATAAGGCTGAACTCCAACCTCTGTATTGGAATAAAACACCACAATATAGTCACCACTTTCAAGTGTATCTAAAATCGTTATTTGATTCGGTGCAACTAGATTATACTGACTTGTATTCAACGCGCCTTGACCGCTTATTTCTACGGAATAGACTTGTGCGTAATCGTTTGCTAAAGTGATTGTTTGACTGCCAGAATAGGTGAATTGTTCACGAAGCAATAAAGAAGGTGTTAATCCACCTCCACCATTGTATTCTGTGATGAATCCTTGACTAACGATAAATAAATTTAATTCATCGTCTGTATAAGGCGATAAATCCTGTTTTTTAAAGTTTGATAAATCTAAATCTTCTACCAAAATACCACTTACACCACTAATCAAAGTGTAAAGGCTTCCATTCTTTAAGCCTTGCAAACTACCAACGGGAATACGCGGAATACTCCCGTTTTCGTAGTCTAAAATTATCTCGGTATTTTCTCGGTAAAGAATCATAGATTCAAGCCTTGTAAAATTTCTGGTGTTACAATTTCCAAGTCAGAAGCTTGCGAAATACCACCGCTTTCTGGTTTTGCGTAGTACGAAACGCGTTGAATTTCTTGACCTGTCCAAGTGTCGTTGATCGTTTTCGCGTTAACGAATAGGATTGAATTTATCAATGCTTGGTCGTAATCGTTGCGCGTTAATCCAACAAATAACGCATCCCATGTTGACCGCTTGTATAGTGCAATTGATTGTTTAAACGTTTGGAATACGTTCTTTTGAACTGTTTGCACAACTCCTTCAACCAACATTTGTGTTGAAATTGGCGTTAAAACTTGTTGAATTACTTCTACTTTGACAATATCGCCTAAAACGATTTCGCCATTTGAGACATACACTTGACCCCAAACATCATTTTGAGAGTCAATAAATACTTGTTTTGTTGTTCTTATCATGTCTTTTATTTTATACTACAATTCTAATTTCACCCGTTGCCGTTTTGTAAAGGTAATCTAAACCTAATCCACCACCCAAAGCGGCTGCGTTATCCGCGTAAATAGGTAGGTTTTGACTTCTAATCCTTCCATCACTAGTAATTGCGCCCGCTGTTGATGGTAATTCGTAAGCGTTAACTCCAAATGCGCTTGGAGCTGACCCGTAAAAATAACCACCAGCCGTGCCACCAATTGCAATGATTCCGTAAGTGCTACCAATTCCACGAATGGCAATAGGCGCGCTACCATCTAAACCAATACCACCAGCTGATTGTCCAACAACGCCTACATTCGTTCCAACCCCGCGAAAACCTAGATTTGTACCTTCGCCTAAAATCGCTTCCTGTAAAGTATTAGTGAAAAAGTAAGCTTGCGCGGTTGCTGTCGGTGCAATTCCTACACCTATACGACCCTTGAATTGTGCGCTTCTATCTCCGTACATTTCTAAGGTATTACCCAATGTGCTACCAAATCGGTGCGTAATATCGCTAGATGTTGTACCGAACCCGTTTATGTTAATAGACGCGCCCGCAGAAGGTGCGACACTTGAATCGAGCGAAAACTGTTTATTGTTTTGGATAAAGAATAGCTTTCCATCACAGTCAACTAAACGGTCTGAAACAAGCGTTCCGTCACCCGTGTAAAGCGTTTCCCCTGTTAAATCTATGTTTATTGTACTCATATCGTAATGTTTATATCTGTTATCGGTTCAAGTGTTGGGAATGTTGACGTTGAAACCAACACGCCATTTCGTAACACGTTCACCGTATAATCTGGCAACTCGTAAGGCGCGGTTGAATCGAATGTAACCTCAAAACTACCATCTGAATTTATAACCGTTGCAAATCCACCGTTTGCAAATGTAATACTAATCGGTTGTGCTTGTGGATTATCGTTCGAAAAAGTTGAAATATTATTCAAAATCTTTTCTTCAAACTTTGCCGTTACCGAAATCGTTCTACTTCCTGTGTCAACATAGTTTAATTGTGGCGTTTCCGTCAAAATAACCGCTGTATCAATTAAATCATAACGTGGATTAATTAAACAATAGTCTGTAATCAATAGATAGTTTTCATGCTGCAAAGCGTATTTCAACAACTTCACAAATTTATCCGTCAACTGACCCGTTCGAAGTTCAAAGGTTTCTCGTTGTTGGCGCGTTATCTTGTTTTGCTCAAAACTTGTTTTTGTGTAATTACGAACATTCAAATTTGGTTGTGAATAGTTAAATTGTCCATCAACACGAATCGAATCGATAACATTCGTACCGTTGAAAATCACCCCGTTTTTAAGGTCATAAGCGTTATACACACTCGTTACGCGCACATCATTAACCGTTGATTCAATTGAATAAGGTAGCAACTGATAGTTTTCTATTGTCAAAGTTTCCGTTAATCCAGCGTAGTCAACTTCCGTTACTAATCGGTAACAGCCCGAACCATAAAGCCCAAGTATTTCACGCCAATTCAACTGACAATACCACATATTTGCCTGTTGAGCGAATGGTAATGAATCGATAACATATCCCGTATCTCCGTCATGGTCGAATAGTTTAAAAGTAACCGATTCGCCCGCCATCCAATGTCCTGTAACATCGTTCTTCTTGGGTTCGGTGCTTGTTAAATCTCCAATAACCTTACGTTTTTCGCAACAATCGAACTCTGCACGGTCATCACTTTCAAACGTTTTTGGTGTTTTAACAGTGTCGGTTTCGTCCTTTGTTCGGTTTTTAAATCGTTCAATATCTGAACCTTTTCGCACCTCGCTACTGATCTCCGAAGTGAATTTAAGACCATTTGAAAGGTTTAATACTGTTGGGTCGATAAGCGTTTCAAGTATTGCAACCGAACCCGCAATCGTTAATTTACATTTTGTTTGCCCCGCAAGCGGTTGGAACGGATTACCTGTAACGCTTCCATTGTCGTAAACACTCGAAGTTAACCAACGTGGCGCGTTTTCTTTTGGTTCGACTGTGATTTCACCCCATGTGCGCAAAGCATCCATTATGAATCCACTTGGTGCGGTGTGTGTTGCGCGTACCATGGTAACTTGGTCAGCTAGTGGCATTGTTATCGGCGTTCCATCGACTAAATGGTAAGATATTACCGAAGTACCACCAGCAACGCCCGCGAATGTATCATAATCGTAATGGTTAATATTTGCTTTGTTTTCATAGTCACCATCGCTTGTATGTAACAAAAATTCAACCCATACACCCCATTGCGCACCATCTTCATTTTGGTAGTGATACCAATCTTTATTTTGATTCGGGAAAAACACAATGTCGGCATTTGTTTGTGCTAACCAATATTGCCAATTTACAAGAAATCCATAATCTACTTGAATACCAAAGTGCGTACCTGTATCAATTGCAGACGCACGGGAAACTCTTATTTCGTTGTTTACGCTAGTAGGTGGCAATTTGAATCCACGCGCTTGGAATGAATCGACTACCATGGTATCATCACCCGTTAGTATTGCGCCAAAATTTGAATCGTAGCTTTCTAACACGAAGCTTGTACCGTCGAATTTACGAACGATTACATTTAGCGTTATACCTGTGAAAAATCGCTCATCGATTTCCTGTTGTGTTGGTCGTGGAATACGAAGTTTAAACTGAAGATTTGCGTTATCTTCTGTGAATAAGTTTTTCGGTACTAATTGCGCAGGAATACCGCCAACCGTTCCAAGAACATAAGGTATTGATTCGTTGTCATGGTCAAATAAAGTAAAACCAAACGCGTCCAACCATGGTCCAAGTGGCGGGAAATACTTTGCTGAATCTTCGTAAAAAACAGAAAGCCAAACGGGGCGAATTAAGTTGCCAGAAAGCGTATAGTCTTCTAACTTAACCGCAAGTCTGAATAAGCGTGATACATCGTTACCATTGATATACGATGAATACGCGCCATTTGGAGTTAACGTACCTTTTATCGTTGCATAAGTTCCAAACTCGGTTATTTCAATGTCGGTAATATCAACTTTTGCACCGTTTGGATTCAAAAACCCTATAATATCTGCTGGCGTTCCAACGCTTAAATTATCACCTATTGAAAGCGAAGTATTGAAATTAATAGCATTTGGAACGTTTTGCGTTTCTTCGTCGCTCGCTTGTCTGAAAAATGCAATACCAAACTTTGAACTTGCATCGAAAACACCATCAACTCGAATTTCAAAATCAGTAGGCTGGTTATGGTCGAACGTATCAACTGCAACGCCACCAATTTTAAACACCGCGCTTGTTACCGAATAGTCGGGAACTCCACCGTTGAAAACTTCATTAAAAAATCCTGTGTTTCCGAGTGAAAAAGTGCTTACAGTACTAATTCTAACGCTTGGATTTGCTGTTTGTGAAATAGCCGAAAAACGATACCACGGCTTTAAGCAATCGCCAAACTCAAATAATTCCGAGTTAAGGTATAAAGGAAGTCTATCATTCGGGATATTTATTTGGTAATTTCTATGTCCATTTACATCGGCAACGCGTTGAATCGTCGGGAACACATTAAACCCACCGCTTTGGTTTCCAAGTTGACTAAAAGCAATTGACGCGCCACCAACTGTCAATGCTGAAATTCCATCTGCAACGAACCGGTTCGGGTTTCCGTCGATTAGTGAAAATTCATCGCCCGGATTGCTCGAAGATAAAACGTAGTTTGTAAACAACTCAAAAGATTCTGGAACAATATCAAATGAAATCGCACCACTTGTATAAATTCCATTCGCACCCGTTTGATTTACAGAAAGCACCATGAAATTATTTTCAACGTGCGTTACCGTTGTACCTAATACAACCGTATTACCTCCAAATGTACCCGAAACGGTGCATCCCTCAATAATTCCGTAACTTTCCCACGATTGACCGATTGGAAGTTCAAAGAAATTATCTGTTTTGGTAAGAGTTACGCCACCCGCAATATTTACGGTATAATCAGTTTGAACGGTTATTCTAGCGAATCTTGAATCCAATACATTCGCGATATATTGATTCAGAACACGCCCTTGTTCATCCTCCCATTCTCTATTAACTACGACTAATCCCATCCTTCAAATTATTATACATTTCTTCGTGTTTTGCTTGCATTTCTGTAACCTCTTTTAGTTGGCTTGTAAGGTTTGAATCGGTCAAATCAACGCCTTTTAAAATGGTTGTTGCCTTTGCTGTTCCATTCATTATACTTGAAATTTGCATACGCTGTTCGGTGTTTAATCCCGATTCTGGAAGTAACTTCGTTATCATTCCATTCAAGTCATTTATTGATTGTTGTAAATCCATTATGCTAATTTAGTTGTTTTTGTGTTAAACGCGCTACCGTCTGCAATTTGTAGTATCATTTCTGCCGTTCTTTGGCTTTCCGATTCGGTGTATTTGCAACTCATTACCTTTGCAAGTTCGCCCGTTTCCAAGAAAACGCGGTTGTTGACTTGTAGAATATCAAAGTCATTTGGCGATAATGGAATGGTAGACGCGAATCGTCGTGCGTTTTGGTTAATCACATCGTATTGCGCATGGTTGTTAACGTACAAATTGTCCATTGAAAGCACCGATAAATAATTGAAAGGCTGTTTTCCGTTTTGTCTATTCGCATAAACGCGCTTTGGAACACTAAACCATTGCGAACCTATCATGCCTATTCCTTGACGGTCTAAAATACCACTCGCAAGGTTTGAGCCACCTCCAAAAATCGCGGTTATCTGGTTAACTTTTGATGCGATTTCAAACAATAACTTTTCAGCGGGTAATAACTTATTTTTTCGCTTTAACAATGCGTGCGCACCTTGAACCTCGTAAAATCCCTCATGTCCTACCAAATCATTGCATCCTGTTGGAATTGTAATTGGTTCGGTTATGTATTCCGTTCGCACACTTCCGTCAATATCTGGCGAATGGCTATCAACATAATCAACTGCGTATGTTAGGTATTTTCTTCTCCAAACATCGCGCAACTCGTTGTTATAAGTCCAAACCTTTTCGCTGTTTTCTTGGTCTGAAAATGCAACGGGAATAGTTAGTAAAGGCGTTGAATCAAAAAAAGTAGGTTGTTCAATTTGCACCACTCCATCCTTTACGAATATTTCCAGATTATGCAATCTTAACCAATCGTCAATTAACCCGAAATGCGTAGCAATAGAACCATCTAAGGAAGTCGGATAACCTTGATTATGGAAAACGTTTGTAAGTTCATCCTGTGTGAAATCAAAGATACTTTTATTCACCTTTGCTTTTGGAACGGGAAGCGTAAAATACGAATCTTTTAACGCGAATAGGTACGTCGAACTCAAAGTGAATCCAAGGTAATCACACCCCGCTTTGATTAGGTCGTAATCTGAACACATTTTGAAATTCCGAACTTTTGGATAAACTAACGCTTTGATTTGTTGTAGAATCGTAATCAATAGAACGATTGTGGCTGTTAACCAAATAGCGAATGTAATAGCCTTTAAAATCAACGCTGCTACGTTTGTCGGGTTGGCAGCTTCATTCACTAAATAAATCGCTTCTTTAGTTATGTTGATAAGCGTCTGCGAAAGGCTCAATAACGTAGCTAGCAACACTATCTTTTCAAGTGTTGTGTATTGCTGAACAACTTGAAAGGGGCAATCAACAAACAAAGAATCTGGTAAAAATCCTTTCTTGTAGATTTCCTCAAAGGTCAATCCTTTGGAGCGATCAAAGAAATTATCGTTTCCTTGACGAACAACCAAATCCGCTTCAAAATCTGAATCCGAAAACTTACCTGTTTTTAAGTCCAGAAAATAGCGTTGATTAAATCCGTTGGAAGACGTAACGGTAATTGGATAGTTGATAAATCGACCAAATTGATTGTAATACCAATTAAATAAAAGTTCACGGTCTTCATTTGCCAATTTCAATGAACCATTCGTAACAGTTAATCGCTGTCCTTGCACCTCAAATTCACGAACCAATCCGAAATCCTCCCATCCAACGGGATTCAACGGTGTATCACTTAAACCTCCGACTATGTTCATTAATTGTAAATTTTAGTTAGTTTATCATTTCCTTTACTGTAAGTCGCAACCACCGCGCGTCCGATGCCGTCAACCACTTCCTCGCTTATCGTTTGGCTTGGTTGGTTTTCCATTATAGAAATCAATTTATCCAATTTGCCCGCCAAAGGATTCAATGAAAAGGCAACGTTTTGAGCGAAACCAATTCGTGAAGTGTCAACTTCCAACTGTTTTTGGTAAAGAACGGTGTTTGCAATTTGTACTTTTTCTTTCAAGTCTTTACGACTTACAAAACCCAATTCCGCTTTATCCTTTTTAGAAAGCACCGTTTCATTTTCGTGGGTAACTCCCGTAATTGCACCGTATTGGTCTCTTAACATTCCGCCCGTTCCTGTATCGTCCGTACCGTGGTAAAACTTTTTGAAGCTGTTTATAATAGTATCGATTACGCTCATGCTGGCGGTTGTTTTTGCCGTTGCCGTTGCTACGTTATCACCCTTCGAAATGAATTGTTCAAATAGCGAATAAGCAACCTTTATCTTTTCAAGTGCTTGCTGTTTTTCCGCTTCTTTTTGTTTCGCTTTCGTCGCTTCAATTTCCGATTCTTTCAACGTTGCCAAAGATTGTTGCGCCGTATCAACTCCAGCGTTCGCCTGTTCTTTCAATTGGTCTTGTAGTTTCTGATTTGCGGAAATTTCTTTGTCGATTGAATCTTGAACCGATTTCGATTTATCAATTTGAAACTGTATTAATTCCTCAATTGACTTCTTTCTGAAATCAGCTATTTGCTTTTGGTTCCTTAATTCATCGTCGGTTGTTTTCTTGTTGCTATCTTGAATCTTTTTATTTGCGTCTTGAACGTCTTTATTGTATTTGTCGGAATACGTTTTTTGTGCTTCGTAAATCTGGTCGTTAATACTATTTAAACGGTCTGCTTTTTCTTGGTTCAAATCACCAATACTTGCTTGTAATTCAAGCTCAATTTTTTCGCGCTCCAATGCAACCAAACGTTCATCTTCTAACATTCTAATGTGTAATTCCTGTAAACGTTGTTCATATGACGAACGAATGGCTAAACGACCATTTTCAGTCAATCCTTCTTGCTTTAATAGTTCGTCGCGTTCTTTTGTTAATCGTTCATATTCTAAAACTCGTGTTTCATCAACTCTTTTCAACGCTTCTGATTTCTCAAATTCTGAACGCTTAATCAATGCCTGTCTTCTAAGCTCAAATTCTTCATCTACTAGTTTTTCAGCTGTATCAATAAATACTTGACCTGTTTCTTGCGCATATTTTAATTGTTCTTGAAATTCAGCTTCAGCGAGTTTTGATACTTTTTTCAGCCTTTCAGATTCGTCAATTTGCGCTATTTCTTCGAGTAATTGACGCTCTTTCTCGCCTAATGATAAACGCCTTTCAAGTTGGTCGTTGTATTCTTTTAAGTTTAAATTCAACTCTTTTATACTGTCTGAATGGTCTTTTGTTCTTTTAGTTGATTCATTCGTTTTATAGCTGTATTTTGTCAATTCTGAATTAGTGTAAAACAAGTTTGTTGCATAACCTCTTTGACGTTGTTGCGCATCCATTATGATAGATTCTTGTTTTGATAATGCTAAATCGAAATCATTAAAAGATTCTCGATAATCTGCCAAACTTTTAATCTCGTCTTTGTAAAAATTAGGATTTGATTTTCTATTTAATTCAGCTTCACGAAGGTATTCGTTATACTCCTTCATTATTTTGTTTATCTCACGTTGCGCCTTATCTTGTGTTTCAAGGTTTTTATTCATTAAACCTTGGTTTTTATCGACTTGATAACGCAATGTTTGATATTTTATATACTTGTCAATTTCATGGTTAATTTGTGCTTGAAAATTAGCCTCATCCACCATGTTTTTTAGCGTTGTACCGTATTTATCGTTAATCTCACTAATCAATCTTGAACGCTCTTTACTCCCTTGGTTTGTTAGGCTTAATTGCATTAAATAGCTAACCATTTCACCAGATTCTCGACCTATAAATTCAGCATGTCGTTGACTTTCTTCGTTCGCCCATTTTTTTTCAAGGTTGCTTTTCTTCATTTGTTCTTGTAGCTTCTTTTCTTCCTCTGAAGCACCAAAAGCACTCGCAGCCCACTCAACCAATTTAGCACCATAAACAGTAAGTAGCGTTACACCAATTGAAAGTAATGAAGAAACGGAAAAAACAGCCCCTCCAAGTTGCTTAAATATACTTTGTGGAGCTTGACCGCTTTTTACTAATTCAATATTTGCTTTCTTTAATTGTGCAATTTGGTCAAAGAAAATAGGTAAGTTGTTGGAAATAGCCATAAATCCCGTTTGCATACTATTTGCAAAGGCTGGTAATTCTCGCGTTAATTGGTTGACCGAGTTTCCAAGTCCATTAAATCCACTTGCGTAGTTACCGACGTTTCTCTGAAACTTACCACTATTTGCGTCCGTTGCTTTTAATGCAGAATCATATCGTTGAATTTTCGTTGCTAAAAAATCCATTCGTTTGGCTTCGGAATCAGTCAATTTTATATTCAACTCCTTACGAACCGCTAAATCTCGATACTCACGAACCAAAGCAGCAAGTTTCTGGTCAACCTTTGAATAAATACTACTCAAACGCGTCTGTGTCGCTTCTTCTTTAGCAAGTTTACGCTCATAATTATCAAATGCTTTTTCCCTCGCTTGCATCAATCGAATTTCAGAAAGTCTTTGTCTTTCCAATTCCTTTTCTGTTTGTTCTAATGCGCGTTTTGCTAATTGTTCACGCCTGTATAAATCGACGGCTTTTGTATGCTCGCTGTTTAATTGTTTTAGGCTGTCTAACGAGTTTTTGTCAACCTTACCACCAATAGTGGCATTTTTCGCATCGGCTTGAATCGAAGCGTTAACTGCTTTCAATTTTTCCATCAATGCAATATTCGCATTTATCGAAGTTTGTAACGCTTTCGCATCTTCGTTCAATTGCGCTATCGGGGATTTTTCGCCCTCCCAAAGTTTCTGTTTAGCCATTTTTCGAGTATCTGTTTATTAGTAAATGAAATTCAAGTACTGTTGTGTTTCGCGTTGTTAATTGCCGTCCTTCAGCCTTTGAAAGCGTTAAAAGTGTTTCTTCCACCGTGTTCTTTGGTGTGTTGGTATCGGTCTTTAAAAGTCGGTCTATTTCGTTTTTCCAATGCGATACATCATTCAAGAAAAACCGTTTCTGTGGGTGCTCGTCATCCGCTCGCAAGTACTTATAAATCGCTTTTGTGTGTTTTGCTATTACAGTTGCAAATTCTTTCGTATGTTGTGGCATACCCAACCGCGCAATGAAATCTTTTTGAATTTCTTCCCATGCTAACAAATCGTTTTCATCGGTGTAAATCTCGTTTTTAGACGTTGTGAAAATCCTACGCAATAAAGAACGCTTTTCATTTACTATGTGCGTCATATCTCTACGCAAATAGCGCAATTCACCACTTTGGCATTGTTGCCAGTTGTGTAGCATTAATTCGTCAATACTAACGTAATAGTGTCTTATTAACATACTCGATATAATATTTCATAATAAATAATTGAATCCGTTCGATATTGAATTTAGTTAGTCCAACCACGTTTTCCCCGTAAATCTCAAATAATGGTCTGTCATATTTACTTGAATCGTCCGCTGTAACCTCGAATGAATCTGAATCGTAAATAACACGCATCGACGCGTAAAAATCGCCCTCATCGTAAAGCGTAACATGGTCAACGCGCCTTCCTTTACCGCGCCCTTTGGAAAGTTTCTTTTCGATTGTGAATGGTCGGTAACTTCCAAGGCTTGCGTTATTACTGTCGATTCCCTCTTCATAAAGTTGTTCTTGGTTCAATCGAATTATTTCAGCTTGGATTTCGCGCTTTGATATAGAATAAGTCCACGCACCCGATTCTGTGATTGACAAACCACGTGTGCATAAATCTAGAATATCCGACCAATCCAAGTACATAATCTTTAAACAAAAAAAGGCAACGATATACGCTGCCTTTCCATTAATGAATCAAATTTACGATTAATTTTCCGAATCGTTACTTTTTTTCGTTTTCTTCTCGTTCGGAACAGAGAATCCATTTGCCACCTTCCATGCTTTCATAATGGTCGAATATTCATAGCTGCCTTGCAATGCTTTGACCGCTTGTTTATCCGTTACCTTACGAAAGTAATCAGCGTTAAACGTTTCCCCGTCTACCTTGATTGTTTCCATTACAATGCAGTTGCAATGTTAGACACAATCGTTTCGTAACCAGCAACACCCGAAGCAATCAATTGAATTTCATCGAAAGCTGTTTGCGCTGTTATTGTTACAGTGTAGTTCGTTCCAACGGTATTTGTAACCTGTGAATCTGGAACAACGTTTTCAACAATTGCAGCCGCTAAAAGCGTTGTATCTGTTCCTGTTGTCAAATTTCGAAGTGTCAACACTTGCGGTGATGCACCGGTGAATCCTTGCAAATACAGTTTTTTGGTTGCGTCTGCTGCATCACCAATAAATTGCACATTCAACACAGTTGCGGAAACAACTTCTAAACGACCTGTGAACAAACGCAATGCTTCCAATTCGTCAGCAGAATATCCAAGTACATCACTTGGAATAATTGCCATGTAAGATGAATTTTTCGGCTCTTTACGAACTTGAAACATCAACGTCAATGTGTTTACTGTTGAACCGATACCCGCTTGTTCGAACTTTGTTTTAACAGTCGAACGAACTACTTGGTAACCAAATAATAATTCGTCATTCAACAATTTTTTAACACCGACCAACGCGCCATTGTCGTCACCGAAAACCACATCAACATCGCCACAACCTTTAAACATTCTGTCGATGTTCAATTTTAAAAGGCTTGTAGCTTTGTCACCTGTCCAAGTAACAGTAACCATGTTAATATCACCACCACCGTTAACTTGCTCAAATCCTACTGGGTCTGCATTGCTCGTTTCATCACTTGGAACAAACAAGATTTGTGTAGGGCGTGGAATTGGGTACACGTAGTTGAAACCTGTTGATGTTTGAGCTACTTGCTCTTGAATCTCTTCTCCAATTGTGTTTGGTGAAGTTGTCGCTGGATTGGTTGGTAAACCAGCACGCAAACCATTTCTAAAACGTGAGAATGTGAAAATGTCAGTCAATGCGATTGCGTTTAAATCGCAACCTTGACCAACTGAATGTAACGCTTCAGCGCAACAACCTTGAATACTTGTAGCCATATTTTATTTTTTTAGCATTTACAAATTAATTTTGTCGAAAAATTCACCGTAACACGGCACTCGATACCCGACAAATTGGAATCGAGAATGTACCTTTCAATACCTTCTGTGGTTTCACGTCCGAACAAATTGAATTCTTTCCAAGCAATACGGGAATCTCTGCTAACTCCGTTCGTGTTGTCCATTATTCGTTTTAATTCATAACGCAATTGTGTAGCCTGAATAATGCCTAAATTGTGTCTATCTTCATTCAGAGTATTGATTGTGTCAATCTTGAAAAGAATGTAAAACACAAAATCGACTTTCCCACCCGTTGTTTCCGTTTGTAAACCGTCCTCACCTTGAATTGTTTCTAACAACCAAATCAAAATATTCCCATCCGTTAAACCCGAATTTAAAATCATTGCGTGTTCTTTGTTCACTGAAATCGGAGTACCCGATTTAAAAACAGGCATTTCAATCAGTATTACATCGAATCGTTTTAATGTAGCTAGTACATCTGGACGCGTTGCAATAACCGTTTTCGTGTCGTAATCAATTGACGTAACATTCCAAGTATAAGAGTTTGTATCCGTGAAAGTGCTACCAATGCGCATCCATTTAGGTTCACACACTCGAAACTCGTAAGAATCGCCCGTGCTTATGATTTCTTCAATCATTACATGGTTGTCAATCTTATCAAAGATATTCCCCTTGAATATTTGTCTGCCCGTCTTTTGCATTACATCGAATAGTTTAGTAACATTTTACGACCATTAAATTTGTCGTAATCAGATAGGTTATTCAGAATGTATCGTTGAATCGCGTTCGTTGTCTTTACACCTTTGTTATACGCATTATAAACCTGTGGTTCAACAATCGCATTACTAGTGGCGTTTTCCATCTTTACGCGTTCAACACCTGTGATTTGCGAAGGTTTAATTTTATTCTTCACAACCCATTCGTAGTACACAAACCCAATCAAAGCAGTTTTAACACCTTCAGAAATCAACAACTCACAATTTAAATCAATCTTGAAAGGATTGTAAATAAAGTCAAACAATGGGTTAACGGGAGTAAATCCCCCGTTAACATAAACCAACAAATCATTGGATAATTCAGCACCAAACATTTTCGCAAGATAAACCTCTTCATGCTCATCGATTACTCGTTGTAAGTCAATCAATGTATATTGGTCTTGCGGAACTTGGTAGCTCCCTGTGAAATCCGATGTTTGTATAATTGCCATTGTTACTCTTTTGTGGCTTTTTTAGCCGTTTCTTTTGCTTTTACTTCCTTTGCCAATTCTCTTGAAATAAGATTGTCGGCTACTTTTTTCGGAACACTCTTAATTGTTCCTACTTTCATACCAGCGACTTCTTGTGTAATTTCAATCTTTTTCATGGCTTAGAAATTAAGGTGCTACTGTTAAAGCTGTAATTGCTGTTGCAATGTCACCTTGGACTAATACTTGCGTATCGTTTGCGGAAACATATTGAACTAATTCTTGTTCAACCAAAACAGTACGTAAGTTGTTGATAAAGTCATCTCCTGACATGTCAACCTGTACGTTTAATTGGTCTGCAAAAGCGATGTTTACCACTGATAAATCACCACCAATGAAATCAATTCCAGCTGGCAAGCCATTTGAGGAAATCAACTCCATTCCAGCTACAATATTTCCATTCATTGCGCGGAAAGGTGGCAACAAATAAACTCCATCAACTGACTTTTCAACGTCCATTGCAGCCAAAACAGAAGGACGTACAAATATTGCACTAGCAATACCAAACGCTTCTTCTACTTGTAAGGCAATCGCACGGAATACATCTGCTGTTGTTGGGTTTGCAATTGAAGCAGCCAAAGAACCACCTGTAAATGCACTTGCGTAACCTGTCAAACCAGCCAAGTTGTTGCCCGTGTCGTTACCGTCGAACAATTGGTCTTCAGTTACAATGTCAACACGTTTAACCAAGTTCATACGAACATAGTTAACCAACTGTGGCAAATTGCGTAAAAATTCCGTTGAAACTTTTGCGTGAACACCAATTTTCTTTGATTTCTTCTCGCGTTCTTCGTAACGAACTGAAATTTTTGTTTTTGTTGCAGCTTCTGCGATGAAGATTGGCGTTCCTTGTTCGTCTAATTCCTCCATCCACATCACACGGTTTCCTGTCATTCGTCCAACTGAAACGTTTGACAAATACTTCATAATTCGAGAACGAATCTTTGAAATAATACCTGTGTTTGTTGTCAATGAATACTGTGATTCAGAACCAGCCGCATCAATTGTTGTTGCATCAGTAATGTTCACAACCGCCTTAACAGTTTGCACATCACCATCAGCAAGTTTCTTGAACTCTTCTGATTTTGCTTCGAACGCTTCAGTTAAAGCTGTGCGTAAATCCTTAGATGCACCAATTGTTGCGTTTGGCTTTTCTGCCATCGCTTTCAATCGCATTCCGTGGATTTCCAATTCTTTAACGATTGCTTCTGCTTTCGCTGTTAACGCTTCAACTTCTTCCTTGCTTGCGTTGTTTTTTTGTGCTTCTGCAATTGCATCTGCAATTTGTTTTTGCGCTGCTTCCGCATCATGCGCACGTTTTGAAACGATATATTCAGCCTGTTCTTTTGCCGTCAATGCTTCAAACTCTTCGATTGTTTTTTCTACAAACATCTTTGTTTTTGTTTAAATTAATAAATGAATTGATTTTGATTTTTGAGTGTCATCTGACGGCTCGGTTTTTGAAGTGTCGTCGACGGCTTCAATATTTTTATTGCTTACTGAAAGCGTAGGCGTTGCGTAATTTGAACCTTTCACAACCGCGCTACCCTCAACTATTTTTGCTTCAGTTACCGCCCAAAAATAACCTCTTTGGTCTGCAACTTCTTTGTTCACAACTAATGGATAGTATTTATCCCATGCGTCCTTTTCGCTTGCATATTCTGGTTCGTTTGAATCAACGCACAAATATAACTTAACGTAACGCATACCGACTGAATGGTTCATTACCCATCCGTTAGCGTATTGCTTGTACATGAACTCATTACGCTCCTTATTCAATTTAGCGTCGAAAATAAGTGCTTGCGTGTTTCCTTCAAAGTTGAATCCCAAATCCTTCCAACTCATTGTTTTTGCACTCGCTTTCAATTCGTCGTTCTTTGAATCAGCAATAATGTATTCAAATTCACATTCGTGTTCTTGAAGCCAAAGTAAATACGATTGTTCTTTCAATGATTTTGTCCAAATTCCATCAATGTGTAAATCCATGTGAGAATCAATCAAACCTGTTGTATTGATAACCGCCTTTACTCGCAAACGATTATCCAACATATCTGTTGATTCAGCTTTGTTTGTGGATTCCTTAGTAGTTAATTCGGGTGAAAAATTAATAATATCGGCATGTTTAACCGCGCTTTTTTTCTGGCTAATCAAAAACTCCTTGTTTTCAACCATCCATTTAATTTCCTCGCTTTTATTCGCAAACGTTGGTTTTTCCATGCTTAATCTTTTACTTTACTTAGAAGGTATTCAATTTGACGAATAGCACATGACTTGTCATTTTCTGTAACCTGATTTAAAAACTCTAATTCAGTGTTAAAATCTTCTGGGTTATTTTTCCATTCAAGATTATAAGCGTGTTGTGCATCGATAAGTTGTTCTTTTGAAAACATCATTTTTTTACAATTTTATCACCTTTAACGACTTTATCACGGTCATTTTTGATGGTTTTAATATCAATTTTTTCGCGGTCTTTTTCGTTTTCCATACGCAAATATAATTAAAATCAATACATTTGACGTAAATATAAATATTTGTTATGGGTTTTTTCAGTATCGGAAAGTTAGATATTAAATGGGGTCGTATGGGTGGTACGGATAATTTCACAAGAACACCGCCTTTAAATTACTACCCTTATGTGGGAAATGAACGCGAAATCTGGCTAACAATTGACGGTAAAGAGTTTCAATATTATAACACAACACCCGAAATTAAAATCGTTTTTGACCGATTTGCATCCATGTTTTCAAATGGTAGATTTGTTCATAAGAAAATGAACGGAACGAAACAGGGTAAAGTCATTGAAGATTCTGAACTTGTTAGATTCCTTGAAAATCCAAACCCGTTACAAAGTGGTGAAGAATGGAAAATTGAAAGCGCGTTGCATTATTTGATTTATGGCAACCGTATCACATACCCTGTTTATGGTAGTTCACTTTCAACGCTTCCAACGGTAATGAATAATTTACCACCCGACAAAATAAAAATCGAACTTACCAAAAAGCGTTGGGAACAGTCAACAATCGAGGAAATTATAGAAAAGTACGTTCTTGAAAACTACGGAGAAACAAAGCGAGATTTCGCACCATCCGAGTTAATCCATCACAAAAACATTTCAGCGGAAAACCCTTTCATGGGAGTTTCACCTTTGATTGCGTTGAATATGCCTATCACAAATATTCGTGGAGCGTATGGATTCCGAAACGCGAATATCAACAAACGTGGTGCGCTTGGGTTTATATCCAATTCAACAAAAGATGAAATAGGTGCTGTTGCGGTTGGTAGCGAAGATAGAAAAGAAATCGAAAAGCAATTTTCACAGGAAAGTCATGGTCATTTTGACGGTCAAAGTGCAATAGCAATATCGAACGCAAATCTAAAGTTTGAATCAACGGCTTATCCAATCAATCAAATGATGCTATTTGAGGAAATTTCCGAGGATATGAAGAAGATTATAGATATGGTTGGTTTAAATGACAACATCTTCAGTAAAGAAAAATCAAAGATTCAAGCGAATTTGAATGAAGGATTACGAATGGCTTACCAAGATTCAATTATTCCATTTGCAAACGACTTTTGTTCTACTATGTCGAAAGGTTTACGTTTACCTGATGATGAATGGCTTGAACTTGACTATTCACATATCCAAGCGTTGCAAAAAGATGAATTAACACACGCACGAGTTATGGAAATAAAAACCAAGGCTATTAAAACACTTTTGGATTCTGGCTATTCACGTGAAGAAGCTGAAAAGGTTATACCACTCGAATAATCCCAGACTTTTGTAAGTGTAGCGCACCATAGCGCGCGGGGTCTGTGCAATTATGAACTAAGACCCCGTTTGCAAAATATTCATGTTTTTCATCAATTTGTAAATCATAGACAACTTCTTCGTAAGTTCCAAGAACACTTATTTGAACAAGTTTTTGCTTTTGAATATTTATCTTTTTCAAACTCTTTTCCGCAAGAAACGCATTCAACTTTGATGATGTCAATTCTTTGCATTCTTCTCCATTTTGACTTACAATTGTTATGGCAAAATCTTTGTCCTTTAGTTTTGATTTCAAATTCTGTTGAACAAACTTCGCATTTTGAATTTCCATAGGTTCTATTTCCGAATCCTGTCGTTTTAGCTTGTTCTCTATGCCATTGCTTTCCTTCTTCTGAAGCGTGCCATTTTTTAGCTTCTTGAATACCTTTTTGATGAAAAAGTTTAACCCATTCTGGATTTTCTGCAAACCTTTTTTTGATATGTTCGGATAAGTGTTTTTTAGACTCAACGATTTCAAGGTTTTCAATTCTATTGTCCCATGTGTTTCTGTTTTTGTGGTGTATATGAAATCCTTTTTCAATAAAGCCATTATGAAACTCCCAAACAATACGATGCATTCTGTTTTTGCCTTTTGAAAAATACCTTTCATTTGGGTATAAATAGTATTCTTTTCCGTTGAATTGTTGCATAGGTAAACCGTTTGCCCCTGTTTCAATTCTGATATTTTCATCCATCCTTTTTCGCATTTTACCTTATGATTTTCTGTTGAATGCAAATATACTGAAAAAGTATCGAACTGCATCAAATATACATTAACCTTTTTTAGTCCGTTATTATACTTATTAAGTACTTTTTTGTAACCTTCTCTTGTTAAAACATAATCATTTAGTTTAATTGAATCAATTCTTTTTTGACCTTCAATTGTGTTTATCATCGTGCTACCAACAAAGCAATGGTTATAAGCGTCTTCTGCTTCCTCTAAAACAATTCCGTATCGGTCAACTTTCCATGAATAGTTTTCCTGTTCCATTTCAATATTTGGTGAATCGTCGGTGAAATAAACATCGACGTTTTGCAGTATATCAATACCTTCTAAAATCGAACCTTTTGGCTTTGATGCTGGAAATGCACGTTCCCAACCCGCCCGACGTAATGCAGCGATTTTTAAAGGTCGGTTATTATCACAAACAACGTCCATGGACTTTGAAATATTCAACCTATTCATCATCCACACGACAATTCCTAAACCTTCTTCATCCCTTCCAATTTTAATCTGCTCGGTTGGTGGTAATGATTCACGCCATTCGTTTTCCGATTTGTAGTTCAATTCACGTAAATAAATAGCACCATCATAATACTTCATGTGCAATATTCCCCACGGGTCGGATTTTCCCCAGTCAATGCAAATCAATTCGGCTTTTGGTGTTAATTCATCGAATTTAGATCGTGCAATTTTATTCCATTTAAAGATTCGGTTTGGCTTCTCTGCTTTCATTCCAAGTCCGTAAACTTGCCACATCCATTCGTTAGCTGTATTCTGTTGCGTATTGTATTCAGTTGGTTCGTAGGATAGTATTTTCAAACGCTGTTGTTCGGGACAAAATGGGTTATCTTTGAATGTGCTATGAATGACAATTGCGTTATCTTGTTTTGACAACTCATCAATCCAATGGTTTGCTTTCGGATTCCAATCTATTACAATGTAATCGGAAGTACGCATATCAATTTGGTCAAATACTTCTTTCGGCATCTTGTAAGGCTCGTTAAAATGCGCAACATCACCTTGGAAACCATGTACGCGGTTCGTGTCATCACCCCCGCAAATCTCAACTGTTGAATTATTCGGGAACGTATAAATTGATTCGGTTTTATTAAACGTTACCGATTCATTGTGTGGAAAATTAGGTAACGCTTTTCGAAAGTCTGCTAATACCGTATTTTTTACATCTTGCTTTGTTTCGCGCCAAATTGAAACGCGATAGTTTGGCTTTGAGAAAGCGGTTAAATAATGGCTTTGTAATATTGAATAGGTTTTAGATGAACGCGAACTACCCGTGTTGATAATGTATCTGTACTTTCTACTTCCGTCTTCATTACGCTCGTTAATCGCTTTCCAATTCTTTTCGAATACTATTGTAGCTTGCATTATTCACTTTCCTTTGGTTTAATTATTTCTACTGTAATACTTGGATTGACCGCTGGTAAATCTTTTCCGTTTGTTGTCAAATCTGAAGCATCTTTTAAGCCTAATGTACGTGCGATAATGTTCTCTTTGAACGCTCCTACTGTTGCACCTTCCCATTGTTGTTTGCGGATAACTTGTTCGACTTGTTCAATGACCCTTAAAAAATCATTTCCGCAAGTAGCCTTGAAATTTATTAACCAAGTTTCCGAACAACCAATATACAAGAACCACCCAGTCAAAGAATATGGTCTTTGTGTAGGCTTTTCTTCGTGAAAAGAACCGTTAGTATTTGAGCCTGATTTTTCGGTAATCCATGGGTTTTCGTCACACCAATTGAAATACTCGCAAGCAGATTCCCAAAGCAATTCGGGGCTTGCAAATAGCCTATCTCGTCCGTGTTTGCTTCGTAGCTTCCACCATTGATTCCCTTTTTCAGCAGCCATCACGCAAAGTTTTTAATGAATAACCAAGTCACACCTAACGCAACCCCAATCAAAGTCAAATTGAACACAATCGAAACGACACGTTGAACACGCATAATCTTACGGTGCATTAACTTTGTTTCAACTATCAAAATAGCGTTTTGTTCTTGTACGCTCATTTGCGCGTATTCGTCTACTTTACTTTGTAGCTCGCTTGTTGTTGTTGGTACGTCTGTTAAATACGATTCAAAAACTAATTCGTTTGTTTCTTTTTCTGTTTTCATACTTGTAAATTTACAAAAAAGCACGGACTTAACCGTGCTGTAATTACTTAAATGGATTTTCTAAAGGTCGGAAGTGTTTCCAAGAACTACCACCATTGCATATATATTTAATATCGGAATTTCTTATAAGTGTTAATTTACCATAATAAAAATATCCTTTCTCGAAACTATCCTTCCTATCCGCAAACGCTCCGAACATTCCGACTTTGATTTCTGGTTCGGCTGGTTGTAGTTCTATTTTATACGGAACAAATTTACTGTTAATGCTTTGTGTTTGTATGTGAGGAACATGCAAAGCTTTTACTTTAGCTTCTAAAGCACTTAATCTTGTTTCTGTTTGAATATCTTCAACCGTCTTACTAAACAACTCACTGAACTTTTTTTCCAAATCATCCAACCGCGCTTCGTTTTGCTCCAACATTTCCCGCTTTGAAGTCTTTATGAAATCGGACGCTTGGAGTATTTCGTAACCTTTATTTAGGTAGTGATCTTTTGAGGCTTGAAGTCCATCTAAAACATTATAGCAATTCTCATTAGGTTTGTAACTTCCGATATAAGAAGCGCCACTGTACCACTTATACCCCTTATCATGCAACAACGTTCTAAACGCCAAATCATTTTCGCGCGTTGTTTGAATCACTTGCTTATCCGTTAAATCTTCTAGTTTTCTTTTCATGTTAATCGTTTTGAAGTGTTATTGAACCGTGGAATGGTTTGAAAGATTTTCTATAGAATGTGGTATCATAATAGCCTAAAATGTCAGCACTTGATTCTCCAGCTAAAACAACCATTCCAATAAACTCACCTTTTCCGTCATCTATTTGACGAATCATTGTCATTACAACTGTACCATTTCCACTAACAACCAACTGCGGATTTTTACTCCAATCAACTTCCTGTGATTGCGTTTCGTTTACTTTTACTTTCATCTTGTTAAAATATAATAAGGTTCAACATTGTGTTTTTGTTTGAATGTATGCAAAGCCGATTCCATATCTTCAGCTTCGATTGTGATTCCTGTTAGCAAGTCCAATCCGTTTTGGTCTTTGCCGATTAACCATGTGATATGATAAGTTTTCATAACTCAAAAAATTTAATTACTACAACCGTCAATGTGATAAGCCCCACCGAAATAATCGGATAAACCCATCGTCGAAATAATCGTTCGTCGAATAGCCTGTCTTCTAGCGTATCGATTAGCAAGTTTTGTTCTTGAACCAACTCCACCAATTCTTCGCGTGTTTTGTCTTGTGTTTTCATGTCTTAAAGGTATTTGTCCTTATTAATTTTGTCGTGTTCTACACTTACTTCTTCTAGAAATTCTTTCCAAGTAGTTTGACTTAAGGGTATAGCAAGAATACCTACCATAACCATCATGAATAGAAAAATTGCTCTATCATCTTCCGTTGTAAAGAAATATGGTATAAACCAATACAAGTCCATTGTTACAAAAGAAGCTAGTAAATCCCATAATAGGAGTATTTTAATAAATGTTATAACGTATCTTTTCATAATCCTAATTTAATCGCGTAAATACTCTGGTTCACTCATAAAATCGTCATTGCTGTAATCAAACATACCAGCGTTACGTTTCTGAATTTCTTCTTGCAACCATTCTAAGTCCATTTCCTTTTCTTTAAGGTTGTTAGATTCGAATTGAATATTGGTTACGTTTTCACCATCTGAATGAAACGTGAACTTTTGCGAGTACTGAAACAACGCGTCCATGATTTCACCGTGTTCGTCGATGTTAACGGGGTGAATGAATAACTCACCAGAATACTGACTAAGGTCGAGAAAGTCAACAACCGTTTCAATTACGTGTTTGGTGTTTTTCACTTCGATTTCTTGAATATCCATGGAATCGTTGTGCAAAACTGCATGGTCAAAATCTGCAAAAACTCGTCCTCTGTTTAAATATGCTTTCATAAATTTACTTTTTGTTTGAGCAAACATAATGCTTTTTTACATTAAAACTACTTTTTGCGAAAATAATTTTCAATTGCTTCATCGTCGCAAAATTCAATCGTTTCGTATTGGTTGCTTTCAAAGTTGAATTTAAGTGCTTTTCGTGTTATTTTAGCGCGTTGAATTGAGCAATCAATACAAACCATTACGCGCCCTTTATTAAGTTTGGCAGCGTAAGGCTTATGCTCGACGTTAAAAGCTTTTAAAGGCTTAACTAATTTGCACGTAAAGCAAGGTTTAGTCATGGATGTTTCCGATTATTTTAATATCTTCTTTGAATTCATTCCACCAATAATCGGATGGGTTTTGAGGTTGTTCAAATGAATAGGATATGTTTCCATTTTCGTCACAATTAGTAATTGAGAAAGCCATTCTTTCAGCGTTATAGCTAACCAACTTAAAATAATTAACGACCTTAAAAATATCACCTTCAAATAATTTAACACCCTTAATTTCTTTACCCGTAAATTGGCAAACTGTTTCGGGGTGAACTTTAAATATTATCCCATTCCATGCGACTATTTTAGTTTCTTTACAATTGGTTGTCGGTAGCAATAAACTACCTTGAATCCATCGACCATTATCAACCCTTTTTGCTTTAAATAATATCTCTCTCATAAATTCTCCTTTATGTAATTAACCACTTTATCCGCACCTCTTAAGCTGATAACTGCCTTACCTTTCAAAACCTGTTCTAAACGCTCCTTGCGTACATTTGTAGCCATTGTAATAGGGGTTAACGCTTTCCCCGCTTTTACCCATTTTTTCAATGCTTGCTGTGTTATTTCTGTTGGTGTCATATCACTTATAAGGATTAAATTCGTCAGTAACTTCAATGAATTGATCGGGTGAAAGGCGGTAGTTGATGTGCCATTTTTGTAATAGCTCTATAATTTTAAAAGGAATTTCACCAAACCAACCATTTAAACCCCTGTTGCGTATTAATCCGTCCGCTTCAACACTTATAAAATCTAAGTGGTCGTGAATTCCAAGCCTTCTCATCTCCTCAATCGGTACAAACGGCTTTCCATCGTTGTAAGTTGCTATTTGGATTTCCTTTGTTAGTGCGGAGGTTTGAAATAGGATTGGTAAATTAGTACCTGCTTTTATACTACCAAACGTTTCAAATGGTTTTCCATATTCTTGAAATTGAAGTAAATCACCTAAAACACCTTTTAATTCAAGAATTGTTTCTTTGTCGGGTCTTAGTATTTTTAATCCATACGGCAACCTTGCACAAAGGTCGCGTTTTAATGTTTCGTTGTTCATATCAAATGCTTTCTTTCGTATAAATTAATACTGATTTTTATCGTTATACTTCCAAGTGCCGAACCAAGAACGGTTGCTCCTAAGTCCTTCCAATTGAACACTCCGTAACTTTTGAAGTCGTAAATTTCTTTAGCCGTTCCTAGAATTACCCCCGAACCAATTCCAACCGATAACGATTTAAGCGTTTCGTTTTTGCCGTTTGAGAATATTAATGTCGTTGCGCTTGTTGTTGCGCCTGCTATGTAACCCACTCCTAAATGGGCAAATTTGTCTACCTGTTGCGAGTACATTTGACCGCAAAGTAATAGTGCTATTAGTGTTTTCATTTCTCCTTAATTTTCTCGATTAACATTTCCCGGAATTGTGGGTAGGTGATTTGGGTTTTTGATTCTGTTTTTTCGTATAAATAATCAACTAGCCAATCATCATCATGAGTATATGTTTGTAAGTATATTCTGTCCTCATAAACATCAAAAGCGTTACGTTCTTGATAAATTTCCTCCCCAGCCTTAACAAGCAAATCCCGCGCTTCGTTGGCTTCTTCTTGCGTAACCTCGCAGTAGTATTGTTTTAAGTCTTTCATTTCTCAAAAGTTTTATAATTTTCAATTAATTCGTTAAAATATTCTAAGCCTAATTTGTAGGCTGTTTGAGCAATTTTCACGTGTTCATCGGTTAAATTGACCTCAAAGGTTTTAACACGCGCCCAATCGGGTAAATGGTCGAAATTATGCAATCCACGAACGTCATCAATAAACGAATCTGTCATTTCTGTTTGACCAGATTTTTTGAGCAGTTGCCAAGCGTGCTTAATAACCGCTTCTTCGGGTGAATTTTCAAGCGAATAACAAGTGTACCATTTCGTGCGACCTGTAAGCATACAGTATCGGTAATTCTGCCAAATGTAATTTGATTCTTTTAACTCGTTTTCCCACAACGGAAATGTTTCATCGGTAAAAGAACACTTACTATCGAATCCAAAATTTTTTTTTACAACGTCGGGCGTTCCAAAACCGATATTATCTTTAAAAGTTTGCTCGTTTTTAACGCAAATACCCCAACCGTTCACTCGTGCAATTCTTTGGATTGCGAAACTTTCCATTTCGTTACCTTTTGACGTGTACATCGATTCAAGATTCTGCTTGTACGTTTGGCGAATTTCTTCGTTAAATATTCGTTTAACCAATGATTTACCAACAGCGCCTAATTGCATTGGCGCATCACGTTTTTTGATTAATTCAGCACGTGTTTCTTTTTGCTTTAGAGTTGCGTTCTCACCTTTATCGATTAAATTTTTAAGGGTTTTTTCTTGCGTTTCTGTTAACGAAGGTTTTGAAAGTGAAGCGCATAACTCCCCAAAATTATGCGATCTGAATTGTAACTTAAATTCACTCATTGTCAAACATTTTGATTTGTTCTTCAGTAAGCGTGTAGGTGCTTTCCAATTGTACTAACGTCAAACCGTCGGTAATTGCGGTCACAACTTCATCGTTTGAAATAGTCGGTTTCTTAGGCACTTTCTTTTCTGGATGTTTAAAAGCATCTTGAATTGTTGTATCACCATCTTTGATAGCAGTACCAATACCAATCAAAACAACTAGTTCTTCAGCACCAATGTATTCTAACTTTGATTTTCCAATGGCGTAAAGAATTTCTTCATCTGTAACCCCGTAGGCTTTTTTTAATCCTTCAACTACTTTGTTTCTTTGTTTAATCAACTTCGTTTCGTCTGAAATATCACCCGTTAAAACACCCATAGCCGAACGATATACTTTATCAATAACAGCTTTTGGAATAACAGAATAAACAGCATTACGATATGCGATTGCATTACCCGCATTTCCTGTTACCGTTATCATATCTTCACTCATTCGACCTGTTTTAGTCATAATTGAACGACGAACCTCGACTTTAACGGCAACGTTATTTTCAATATCCCAGCAAGTAGCCTGACTAATTACGTGCTTATCTGTAATATCAATCACTTTTGTTTCAACTCGCAAATTACCCCAGAATTGAACTAATATTCTAGCCAAATGAACTGAAGCACCAGTAATAGGTTTTCCTCCACGTGGCACTGAATAGGTACAACTTGAAGCTGTATCTTTGTCCATTGTAACTGTGAAAATTGCGTTGTTAACAGATTTCTGAATATCTCTAGGATATTGCTTCGCTGTTGATACTTGCGAATCTATGTTCGCTCGGTCTTGATTGTAGATAATTTGACCTTGTTCAATAATTTTTACTTCGTCCATCTTGTTTATTTTTTGTTATGCAAATATAGTGATAAATGTCACTAATGCAAATTTTCACTAAAATTATTTTCAATCCTCAATAAATTTCCACCCCAAATTATCAATTGTATTCCTTTGTAACGCGCTATTCACAACACGCATTGAGATGAAGAAATGATGCGCTGGTTTTGGCTTTCCGTTGCTGTACATTCCGAATCCTGTTGGCACTTGAAATACGTCCGTACCAAAAAACATACTTTGTTCCGTTCCGAAAACTTGCATTTCATAGCGATAATCTTCAAACGCTTCTTTTCCAATTGCGATTTTTTCAGCGTCCGAAAGTAACGAGGCGAAAGCTTCCATAATCATAGATGCTTGAAATACGCTTCCTTGGTAGATTCCAGTACCCATGGAATCAAAATACAGTTGTTTAGCAGTGTTGTATTCGTTTCGGATTATTTCCTTTTCTGCCTGTTGTTTTTCGTATTCCTGTTTTTCGTTTTCTTCAATCGTTTTAACGATATGCTTTTTACGTGTCATATCTTCTATTGGAGCGATTAACTCATCCTTTGTAAGGGAAACACCTTGTTTCTTTTCAATCGTTTGTTCTAGGTATGTTAAATTCAATTGTTCGAATGTAAGTGTTGGATATTTCTCGCAAATTATTTGAACTGCCAGACGAAAAATATCTTCGGGCACGTTTTCGGGGTTTAATCCGTAGTACACGCGAGTAATGTAAACCAACGCACCTGATAGCCTGTTAAGATTGTCTTTGCAAAAATCATCTTCATTCAGCATTGCGCCAATCAGCTTCTTCGAAATTCGTATTGGTGTGTTCATTGCCATTGCTTTGGCTTGTATCATATCCAAATACTCTGGCTGTGATTTCTTCTGCTTGCTGAGCGAGTGACTTTTTTGTTGTAGTTCCATTTTGTTGTTGTTGGTTAATAATCCATTGTGATTTGAATCCTTGCCATGAACGCGCAACCGCTTCTGTGATGCAATCGTTTGGAGAAAGGTTTGTTTTTTTTATTTCAGTTAGTATTGCGTTAAATGCAGTTTCGGTATTAGATGCTTTTTTGGTTTTCCTAACAGCCATCCAATCACTAGCAACCGATTCAATTACTCCGATTTGTAAAAGTGCTTTTTTAAAGTCAAATTTTTTAGGCAATTCAGCTATATATTCTTTTGTTTCTTTTTTTAAAAGAATATCCTTTTCACTTACAATTACACTATCACTAACACTAACACTAACACTAACGCCTTTTTCTGGGTTATTTTGGGTTTCTAAAAAACCCATTGGGTTATTTTGGGTTTCAGTCGGTTTTTTTGGTCTACCACCTTTTGCCCCGTTTTCTCGGTTTATTCCTTGCTTCTTTTCCCATGATTCTAAATCGCGTTTAAGTGTTGCTTTTATTGGCATAAACAATAATTCTGTTAACCTATCGCTTTTAGGTTCTAGGTCGTTTACATACTGAAAGAAATGTTTAATAAGCTTTCCCGCTTCCTCATCGGTTAATGAATCAAAGGTGCTTATCCAATCGGTATAAACGATTACCTTTTTTTTACCTTCTGCCATTTTACATATTTTTTATTTCACCAATCAAAAAATCAGAATCAGAAATAAAATCACTAGGAAAAATTATAATTCCGTAAACCTTAAACTCTGAAATCAGAAAAGGTTTCTTTTGATTTGTTAATGAAAAATGATTGTCAACAATTTTCTTGAGATTATTTGTACTAATAGTACAAGCTAATTTGTTGTAATCTGTAATAAAATTATCTATTCGATAAATTTCTACATTTAATTTAATCGCGTAACAGATTTCCTCTGATTCCATAATGTGGATGTTAAATAACAAAGCCCTGAAAAAACAAACAGCATCCACTCCGTTTGAAATTCCAAGGCTTTAAATAATTTTTTTTTACGTCTGTGGATGTCTAGACGTTGCAAATATACAAAAAACTATACAGTCATCATGTACCTGTCAATAATTTCTTTGCACATTTCGAAAGTCCATGCGAAACAGGCGTAATATCCGAGCGCGTTCAAGTCATCAATTGCGCGTTGTTGACCTTCCAAGTGTTCATCTTTGTAAAGCTCACCGTTTGCTTTGTACGGACTTTTAATCTTCAGTTCGATAAACAATCCGTGGTCCATTGCGTTTGGCTGTAAAATCGTTAAATCTGGCGTTTTAAATTCATCCTTTTGAATTTGCTTGTTTCGATACCCTTGCATCGGTGTAAGTTTTACCGCTGCGATTGTATCTGAATAGTATTTCACATTCGGATATTGCGTGTTTAAGTACTCACAGACGGAAACTTGTAGCTTGTATTCGGCGTGGTTCATCTGTCCAACTTTTTTAATTCTCGTAATCGAAAGAAATCTTTCCAAACAGGGTATCGTTCAATGAATTTCCGTGCGTAATCGGGTGCGTATGAATTGTTGATTTTAAATCCGTCGTTACCTTTTACGCCGGTGTGCCATCGGATAAGTTCAAAGATGCCCTTTGCGCCGTAATGGTCGAAACCTTTATTTATCGTTTCGATTGTGTACTTCAGAAAAGCCTTCCAGATTTCGGGGTTTTCGTTGTCGTATTGCTCAAACGTTTTTCTCATACTTTCTAAATTTTGAATAATTCAATTTAACTTTTTCACCGCCAACCTCGCAAAGAACGTAATTTAAACAAGGTTGGACAACGGTGTGTTCAATTCCGTCGATTATAATGACCGTTCCGCGCTTTGGGTGCATCAGAAAGGAAAATCGTCGTCGTTATTACTCGGAGTTGCGGGTGCTTGTTTAGGCGCTACGTTCGGCATCACATTATCAGTCCAAACTACTTTCCCGTTACCTAAATAAACTTTAGGTTGTCCACTATCCTTTTCTTCTTTGCTTTGTGAAACTTGGATACTCACATTTTGACCGTAGTCGTTGAACTCGTTGTTCACTCCAATCGTAAGCGACAACCATTTTTTACCATCTTTTTCTGTAATCTTTGATTTGTCGATTTTCGCAAGGTCGATGCTTGCATTTATTAAAATTGCCATGTTATTTGTTGTTTAATTTATTTTCTAATCCAGCCATTTCGGCTTTTACAGTTTCGATTGCGTGCCATAATTCGGGGTCAATCTTTTTGGTTGCTGCTTCGCAAACGATACAAGCATGAACACAATTTGAATGTATTGTGCTTTCCGAAGTTTTAACGTGCTTCATTATCATTTTAGCGACTTTTCGGTAACTAAAGTTAGTGTTTTCTCGTAGCCAAAACATTAACGCTTGTCGCATTGTTACATATTTTCGCTTTCGGCTTTTTTTTGATAAGTCGTAATAAGTCATTATGTATTCAACGCGCTTTACAATTTCAGTTTCAATTTCAAGTAACGATAATTGCATGGATTGAACCGCCCTTTCACGTTCTAATTCTTCTATGTTCCATTGATTTATTGTTTCAACGGCTTCGTTGTATTGTTCAAGTGAAATCATAATAATGCTTTTTCGATTGCTTGTTTTGCTTTATCGCAATAATCCCTTCCAATAGTGTCTTCCGATAAATCGCGGTCAAAAATAAATAGCATATTTTTCAACGCTTCTAGAAGTTCGGGTGCTGCTGCGATAAGTTTGGCGTTGGCTTCAGCTTCAGATTTTTCTTTTTCATTCCATTCTGTGCTCAAGCTCCAGTCTACTAAATAAGAGCATCTTGCAATTTTATAATTACCACCCAAAACACTTCCAACAATATTGAATGCAGTTTTACTATCTGAATGTCTAACATTCCACTTTCCTTTTGTTCCTTTAAATTCTTTCATTTCAATAGTTGTTTAAATTCATCCTTTGTTAAATCAATGCGTAAATCAAACCGCCCACAATAAACGTCTTTGTATTTGTCGGTGTAAAATATTCCGCCCATTGTAACCGCTGTTTTTGCTCTTGAATTGATGTCTATTGGATTCGTTTCAATTAGCGAATATATTTCTACGTAATCTTCAAACGTGCCTTTAAACGCGGGGTATCTTTTTAATGTCATAACTTCGCGATTTGTTCGTTCAACCAATCGATTCGGGGTTGTTTTTCGCCACTTTCCCAATTGTAAGCCATTCTGTATTTTCTAATTGAGTGATACCTTTCAGGAGCTTTATTTGAGATAAATTCATTTAAAATTTCTTCTTCTTGTTCTGAAATTAAACTATTTTCTTTTAATATGATTATCAAAAGACAAAGCCCATATTCAAGCTTATCAATGTTATCCAACAAAACTTGTAACAATTCTTTTTCGCTTCTCATATCAATACTCCTTTCCGATTATCCATTTACCATTCAATCGAACGACTTGCTTTGATTTGTCAACCAATTCAACGAGCGCGTTTACTTTGTCGATTTTAGTGAAGCAATTACACCGAAACACTCCGTACACATTGTGCGTTGAAAGTTTGTTTTGTTGCATGAACGCGTTGACCGACTTGTAACCGTTCTTTTCAATGAAGTGTTTGAACTCGGTAAACAGTTGCTTTTTTTCGTCTTGGTTGGTAATTATGATTCCTTCATTTGTTTTCATGGCTTCACATTTTTTATTTCAGTGTCTTTAACTTCAATCGGTTCGTAAAATCTAACTCTTTGAACTTGAAAATCTTTGTCAAATCGCATCATTATACGACCTATTCTTTTTCCGAAACAGTCAAGTATTGGTGAAACAGTACCCAATAATTCTCTCCTTCTTCTGTTTTGTGATGGTGTCATGGTTGATTCATTACGTGGTTAATACTATCGATGAAATGGTCGTTGATTAAAATCGTGTGTTCGGTTCGATTCGATTGAATTCCGATTGAATAGGCTACCATGAACGCGACAACAAGCGCGAAAATTACCATGGATAAATTGAAAAGTTTTTTCATGTCGTTTATCTTTTGTTTTGTCTGACAAATATACAAAACTTTTGTAATAACTTCCTAATGTTTTGGAAGATTGTTTTTGATTTATTTTGTAAATGGTTGGTTTTGAGCGTTTAAAAAGTAAAATAAAATTTAACGAAAATAAAAATATATTAGTTTTACGTTTTATTACATAATATTTGTATATTTGCTAACGGGAAGTATAACCGTCAGGGGGGGGGGGGGGTGAAAACTCTGAACCCTCACATTGACACTAAACTAAATTAGGAGCAAATAACTTCAAGCCGGCACGTTGCCCCCCTTTCTTTTTTTTCTTTTAATTTTTTTATTTTAAATGTTTGTTTAATTTCTTCCTTTTTTAAATAAATCGTTAATTCAAACCCCCCAAAAAAAACGTTTTTTTATTTGTCGGTTAAAAATATTCCCCCAATTTAAACCG